TTACTACAATGTTGTTATCAGCATTGTCGTTGTTGGCTTGCATGTCGGTAATAGAGATACCACCAAAATAGCCCTTCAAGTTCTGATACAATGGATTCAGGTTTTGATCCTTGATATACAATAACAAGGCTTGACGGTATGCTTCAGCAGAAGTGTTCTTTACACTAAAGATTGAAACTGTTTCGGAGTTCATTGTAGACAATTGAAACAGAATTGCCCTTGCTGCATCTAAGGCTGCACGAGGAATATTGTCGCTGTGCTTACTAAGAAAATACTCGTAGGAAGTGTCATCAAGAATTGGAAAACTCAAATCCGTATCACCGATTTCAATACGGAGCTTTTGGATGTCTGTTAACGCCATAAGGCTCCTTTATTTTTATAGACTACAGTGGGTTTGCTATTATGGACAAATTATTGAGTTTCTGTCTATAATAGCGGGAGACTCAAGTTCCGTGACGTTCGGTGTAACCTGCACCACCTAGATTTAACTCTGAAATCATCTTGATTCTGTATTCAGAGGCTAGTTGTGTGGCAAGTTCTTCTCCGTACTTTTTATGAGAGAAAGACTTACTTCTTGGTATATCACTTCCATCATACCATCTTGCGATACTGTAAAAATTACCAGATGTTGAGTATATACTTACTCCCACAAATCCAGACACGTTTCTACTTGACTTCTTAGTATTTCTAGAATTTCCTTTTACAGTCTTCAAGTCTAAGTTAGTAATTGAATTATTCCATGGATTTCCATCTAAGTGATCAACTACCATATTTAGTGGTATTTCTCCATAAAACATCTCCCAGATAACACGATGGTTTCTATATCTCTTACCTTGAAAAACAAAAGCAGAACATTTTGGTAATCCATTGGACTGTGTAAAGTTTGAACCAGCTTCATCACCTTCCCGAACAACTACTTTTCCTCTATCCCCATGAGTAAAAATTGTAGTCTTCCATCGAAGTCCAGTTGAACTCGTAGTATCATAGTAAACAATATTTTCAAACATAAATCTCCTATATAAAAGGAGAATTTTAACACAGTATCCTAACAAAGTCAAGATACTGCAGTAAAACAGGCTCCTACGAGCCTAATCTCAATTAGAAGAGAACAAACGCGTCACACCTTGTGGGCGAGTAACCAAATTCATCATATTTTGTTCCGTTTGAAGAACAATCTTTTCGTCACGCATGTCGTAGTAAGTAAACGCATACAGAGGTTCACCGACAGCATTCACAGAGCCAAATTTACTTGCAGGACTGTTGAAAGTTTTGAACATATCCATCACACCAACGGGGAGCATAAATGCTTCGCCAGCAGTGATCAGAGCTTGACCAGCATAGCTGCCACGATATTCAATGTACTCAACACCACCAAACTCAAAACGACGATACAAACCAGAGCCAAGGCGGTTACGCAAAGGTTCTTGAGTGCTCGTGTAGAACTTGTAAGCGTCTTTAATGGTAGGATGGGCGATCAGCTTACCAAAGAAACCGGGGGAGCACAGTGCAACCATACGGTTGACAACATCGCCAGTTTGGATGTTATCTTGAATATAGCTAAGTGACTCTTCACTCTTAGCAATCATATCCGTGGTAGCAGTACCAAACACGAAGTCAACTTCTTTGCGGGTAACACCAAATTCAGTGTAGGCGTTCTGTGCAGCAACAGTACCATTTGGGGCATAAACACCACCAGTACAGATTGCTTGAGCACGAGCGTACTCCAAAGTAGCAGCGTGGTTTTGACGCAGCCGAGCCAGTTTACGAGCAATAACAGCATCGGTAGTATCAGGATTGTCACTACCGTAAGCACGTTGACCTTGAACATCCTCTGGGAAAACTGCGTCATCCACGCTGAAGTTAGGAATAGCGAAAGTACGGATAGCACGGATGTCATCCTTGTTAACTTGATTGCGAGTACCACGTTTAGTATCACCAATCAGAGCCAGAGTACCGTTTTGGCTTTCAACAGAGACAGTATGTTGGGTAACACCTTCTTGTTGGAACAGACCAAGTTCATTGATCAGACCCCATTGATTAGGGATAGAGATAATAGCTTCTGTTTGGTCAATGACCTTAAACGGTTCTGCATAATCACGAATTGCCATGATTTATTTCCTTATTATTATAGTTATAGATTAGACTGCATCAGAGATTTGCAGACCCTTAGCTTCGAGGTCAGCATACAGAACGCCCAATTTGGTAGCGTCACTGTAGGTAGCGTCAATCACCAAAGCACCTTTAGAAACTTCAGCAGGACCGCGATACATCACCAGAACCTTAGTATCAGTAGTAGCTGGAATCGTGATTGCTTCAACAACAATAGCAGAGCCAACCTTAGAACCATCAACAGCGGTTTCCTTAGCAACCTTAAACTTGCCACCAGTGGTAACGGTGCCAAGAACAGTACCAAGTGCCAGCGTTTGAGCAGAATCATTAACGATTACTTGCTTAGTGCAGTAACCTTTTTCGTGCCACAGTTCTTCTTTAACGAGATGAGAGTAGCGATATTTTTCAGTAGCAATAGTAGCCATATTTTTCTCCTAGTATTATTTATTTCTTAGCTTGTTGCGACTTGATGATTTCAAGGACACCATTCTTTTTTGGTGTTTCACCAGCTTCAGCCGATGCACCAAGTTCTTTGAATGCATCCGATTTCTCAACCAGCTCATTCAGACTCTTGAACACAGCAACCAATGCTTCAAAATCAGCTTGATCTTCAAGTGCGAGAGCAGCCTTCACAATCACAGCTGCTTGCTTTTCGTCTTTGACCACAGCCTTGACAGCATCAGTCTTGGATTTAACAATTGCTTGCTTCTTTTCTTCTTCAAATTGTTTGACTTGTGCGAGTGCTTTTTCCAGAGAGACTTTTTGATCTTCCAGCGATTTTTGCAATTCGACAAGTGCAGACTTCTCAACCATATCAACGGCTTGGGTCATTACTTTTTCCTTCTTGATTTTCTTCGAGGCAGTTGCCTCAACTTGTTTCTCAACTTTGGTTGAGGCTTCCGACTTTTCATCGAAACTTTTCAGGGCTTTCTCAATTTCCACTTGGTCAGTGAGAACGTCCAAATAATCTTGTTCTGTCAATTGCGAAAGAGCTTCTGGAAGATTCTTTGCTTCATGCAGGGATTTGATAATACTAAAAGAGGTGAAACGATCCTCAACCCAATTTCTGTATTCATCCTTAGCTTCTTGAACTTCATCTTCAGGTGGTTCTACCCAACCCATAAGACCCGCCAAAAACTTTGCGTCTTTACCCCAGATATAAAAGAACTTTTCTAGGAACGCTGGGAGTTCCATAGTAATCTGAACTTCTTGAGCCTTTTTGATAAACTCAGGGGAAAAGTTATTTGCTTTAGCAATCAAAGTAGGAATCCCATTTGCTGGACCACCAACTGAAGGACCAACTAAACTCAGCCTTGCATCACCTTTAGTAAAGTCAAAGCCTTTAAGCTGGCGTTTTGCTTTTTGTTTTTCCGTCATCATTCCTCCATTGGATATTCATACGCATCGCATTGAACAGAAACACCATTGAACGTACCGTCCTTGATGCCTTGCCAAATCCAATCGTGCTGTTTTTCATCTTCTACTTCGATGGTAGTCACCCAAGTACCTTTTTTGACTTTAGTTTCACCAATAGTAGCTTCGCTAGGTAAAACATAGGATTCAATAAACTGAAATCCACTAGTGTCAATCAAGTGCAATAGATTTGCTTTACGGCAATGCTTATTAAATGAATAACATGCCTCTGCTACATCTTCTTCAGAGTACCAATCCCCGTGAAGGTCTGTAGTAGTACCATCTTCATCTTGAGGCTCAAGAACTACAAAGGTAGCCCTTCGCTTTTCCATATCTAAAGACTTAGCTATAGAAACTTGTTTGATTTCTTTTGTCATCTTTTCTTTCTTATACTTATTAGCATTCTAGATAACAGATAAATCAATTATATCATACTTTTGTAATAATTACAAGTCAATTTTGATTGATATGAGATATTGAGTTATCTTTGTAGGATACTTAGGGTAAGAGCCGCCCCGAAAGGGGCGGGAGTTTCTAAGCGTTGTGCTGAGGGGATTGGTTATTGCATTGCCGCGTTGTCTGCGGCAATAGCCTCAAGCTGATAAATTCGCTCTGGGGCCGTGAGCTTCCAGCGCATCCATGGCGATGCTCCAGAGAGGTCGCCGCCGTAATTCCAGACTGCGGATAGTTGGACGCCCGACGACACGATAGCGTTCAGGGCTGAGTTGAAATTGACCTGCTCTGTGGATAAGTTTGTGCTTGTCTCGTCAACATCGTCGCCGTGATAAGTGGCTCCCCACTCGCCAAGAAACAGCGGCTGACCCACTTGATCAGCCCACCCTTTACTGAGTGTGATCAACTCGGCTTGCGTCTTCTCGCCCCCATTGAAAAAGCGACCATCGCTCATTTTCATCGGGTAGATGTGCTGAACGATGCAGTTAAACGCTTTGTCACGGAATTTGATCCAAGGCAAGAATTCGGTAGATGCGGTGGAGCCGCCCCATTGCGCAATCGTATCGGCTGCAAGCGTGCTGGCGGTCTGTGCATTCACAGCGAACGAATTGCCGATAGGAGACCCCGACAAAAGACACCGCTGGTTTTCATCAAGCCGATTCACTAGTGCCACAAACTCAGATGAAAACCGTTGCCACTCGGCCATGCTCATTTTGTCTGTAGGCTGGTAACTGCCGCCGATTGGTCGCGTTCCCCAATTCAGATTTGCGGGCAAAGCAGTGCCGCCGCCATCCATCCCTGTGCCATCAAGTTTCCAGGAATAGTGATACTCAGCGCCAACTGAGTTGACCACTTCGTTGCCCAGCTCCCACGCCCAAATCGCAGGGCTGTTCTTGTAGCGTGTCACCGTCTCGGCGACGAATTCTTCAAAAAGCTTCCACGCGCCTGTGTGTTTGTACGCCAGGTTTTTGACTGGGTTGAACTCGCCGTAAACGTCATAAGCAGCGTCAGTGAAGCCTCGCGGCCCCCACACTAGCACCGCAACGATGCCAAGGCCAAGTGACTCAGCCTTGGCTACATAGGCGTCCAGCTTTGCGTAGAAAGTGGTTTTATCGTTTTTCCACTGGTTTACCCAAGTTGCGCGCGAGTACATGCCGACAGCGACACGAACAAACGGCAAGCCCCATGTCTGTTTGATGGCCGTCAGG